GTCTGAGTGTCTTTTTCGTATCCCGCCAGGGTAATGTGCTGCTGGTTAAACTGGTCACCTGCGGTCACCAGTTCTGACAGCGTGCCGATCTTTGCCGTATACACATGACCATACAGCTGACGCGCATAGCTCCAGCGACCGCTGGTATCGTTCATCTCGGTCACCAGCGTGTTAACGGAGGCCGTGTCGTTGAACGGCAGGCCGATATAATCAAACGGCTCATCCGCCATTGCAGCCACCGCGCCGGTGAGAACCGGAGCGCCCGTTCCGGCGGTACCCGTCGCCACGGCAATCTGTACGCCCGCTGGCAGCACTTCGCCCCCACCAAACCCGTAGTAATTGAGGCTGACAGGAATTTCATTCCCGCAAAGCCCCTTATGACGCGCGGTCAGTGTGACCACGCCTGCCGAAGATGAGGCAGTAAACGGCAGGGTCGGAACGGCATTGATGGCATCTTTGATACTGCTGGCAATCGTCGCAACGTTATCGCCGTTGGTCACCGGTGCCTGTACGCGGGTACGTCCCACATAAACATTAACCGTGCCGGTTTCGGTTGCCGCCCCGGTCACCGTCAGCGTAACCGTTGCCGCCGCGCCCGTGGATTCAGGAACGGCAATCACATACAGCTCACCAAACGGGTCGGTCTGGCGATAAGCCTCGACCATACGCGCCAGCTGACTTCCCGCACCACAAATCTGGCGTGCATAGTCTGCCGACGGCATCAGCACCAGACTGTTGGCAACAATCTCTGCACCGTTATTGGCATGACCAATCAGCAGCGATGCTCCGCTGTCCTGTGCAGTATTCGCCGCCTGGTTATCCATTTCCGCATAAAACAGCGGAACCAGCGTATTCGACGGAATGGTGTTAAAGCTTATCGTCATCGGTGTTCACCTTTTTATTCACGCGCCGGATATCACCCGCTGCTTCACGGCGCAGCCAGTAGTTGTTCTCATCAACATTTCGCCCTTCGGTGGGCAAAAGGTCACCGCGGGCAGGGTCAGGCACTGACCGCCCTTTAACAGGTTTCACAAACATGAAGATTCTCAGGAAGGAAGGGTTATTTCGGTGTGATGTTCGATATCGCCGTCAGGCCCGTTACCGGGATCGAGATAATCAACATCAATCGCCAGCGTTCGCAGTTCATCCAGACTGTTCAGGTCATCCTGCTGGCGGGTATCGTCTTCGGTCAGCTCGCTGATGACCGAAAAATCGAACTGATAAATCAGTTCATGACGATTCAGATCCAGCAGCGTGCCGCCGTCATAGGTAATCGGGTTACCGCACGCTTCCGGGTTCCAGCCCAGCAGGGCCTTAAAGAGCATCTGCCGGACATCGTCCACCACATCATACGAAGCAAACTGACCGCGCTCATCACGCCCGTTACTCAGTATGACAACCACGGAGAAGCCCTCTTTCAGCTCCTGCCAGTAGTCGGTCTGGCTTTTGTTTTCTCCCGGAGAGTCATCACCCGGTACCACATACGCCGCCGGGAGTCTCAGCTTTCCGACCTCCGGCAGATTTTTGAACTGTGCCGCGCCTGCCACCCGGTTTTCAAAATACGGGCAGCGGGCACGCAGCGCAGCAATAACAGGCGTCAGTTTCATCTGTGTCGTCGCTCCGGCTTCAGTGATTTACGTAATTCCCGCGCCAGAAAATAGCGTGTCCAGCTGCGGTTCTTTTCAAGCGTTTCCACCATAAAGTTATTACGTGGAGCCAGTCGCCAGCCGCTGCCACCGGATGCACCACGATGATGGCTGCGACGACGCTTTGCTCCTCCCCGGACACCAAAAAACAGAAACGCCGGATAGAAGTCACCAGAGATCATCCGGTTCCCCTTCCCGTTGCGCTGGTTAGGGGCAATGCGTGTCATAAAACCGGCTCGCTTTTTACTGGCTCTGGGCACCATGTAACCAATCGAACGAGCCAGGCGTCCGGTCTGATAACCGGGGTTTTCACCCGGTGCCGACCGCGCACGGCGCATCACCAGCCGACGGGCATCACGCATATGACGCTGCCCAATCGTGACAAACGCCCGCCGGACACGGGCACGGTTAAAGCGCATCTCCGCGGGCTGCTGAACATCAACGTGAAAAAAGGGAGTCGCCATTGCTGCCTCCGTGACTCTGCCTACATTCGCCCAGTTCCGTACACTCCAGCAGCAGAAAGCGCCGCGCCCCGTTCAGATCGCGCTGACGTTTCACCCGGTACACACTGTCACCGCAGACCACCTCATAATCAGCGGTGATCCCCCGGCGGTAACGAATGGTGATGTAATGGGTGATGGCGTCCCCGGTCTGCGCGGTTTCCTGCCAGGTGGTGGCACTGGTCTGGACAACCTTCGCCCATGTCCGGAACGCAACCGGGTATTGAGGATCCACGCCAAAGTTATCCGCGGGCATATCCACCCGCTGGCGGATCAGGACGCGTTTATTCAGTTCACCTGGGTCCGGCAGAATGTAGGTTGCGCTGGTCTGCGCCTGACGAATTTTCATTGCGGAAAGTACCTGTACGGGCCAACAAGCCAGCCAAAACTCTGCGGCATGTCGAGTTTCTCCACTTCCGTAACCGACGAGCGGTTTTCGTAAAAATGGCTGATAAGCATCAGCATCCCCAGACGAATATCATCCGGCAGGTGCAGCCCGTCCGGATCGCTGTCCGGAATGGTTTCATCCGGAGCATAGAGCTTCCGGTTCAGATACGTTTCCGTACGCTTTTGCGCCGCACAGGCCAGCAGTTGCAGATGGCGGTCATCAGCATCGAAATCCTCATCCAGCCTGAGTTGGGCTTTAATCTCTTCCATTGTCAGAAGCATACTCAGCCCTCTTTACTGGTCGTGGCTTTTTTTCTCTTTTGTCGCTTTACTGCTTTTTGCACTGGTTCCGCGCTCTGCTAACCCGGCCTGAAGTGCAATCTCCTGCACCCGGGCAGGAAGCGCCCCGTCGTCATACTCACCGGCCCGAATGACCTCAACACGCATACCGTCCGGTGACCATTTCAGATCTTGTTTCAGGATCATGATTCTTCACCCGTCAGAACAGGGGGCGCGGTTCCACGCCCCTGAGTGATTACGCCGCTGCAATCTTCAGCAGTTTGATGGCCTGCGAATCGACCAGCATCCCGCCGGTGCGCTTGGTGGTATAAAAACCGACAAACGGTTTATTGGTGTACGGGTCACGCAGAATGCGGGTGCCGATACGGTCAACGATGGTGTAACCCCGTTTGAAGTTACCAAATGCAATGGCTTTCGCATCAGCGGCGATATCCGGCATCTGTTCGTTTTCAGCGATACCGTAACCCGCCAGAGAGGACGGCTGCCCCAGTTCCAGCCCCGGACGCCACAGATAGTTACCCTCGGTGTCTTTCAGCAGACGGATGGCAAACAGGCTGTTGTTGTTCATCATGAACTTCGCGCCAGTGCGGTGTGCCTTACGCAGCGTGTAAATCAGTTTGATAATGGCGTCTGCGGTCACCGCAGTCGCGTCGCCGGATACAATATGCTGAAGTTTGCCGAACGCCCGGACCTTGTCGTTTTCATCAGTGGATTCATACGCCAGGAACCCTTTCGGCTTCTTGGTGCCATCGCCTGAGGTAAAGGCAATTTCTTCCTGTTCGGCAAATTCGGTTGCCAGCTCGCTGTTGATCCAGGCCTCCACGTTGAAGAAGGCATCGTCCAGCATTTTCTGGGTAGCCTGCGGGTTGCCGTAAATTTCCCCCATGAGAGGTTCAATCAGCTCCAGTCTGGAGGTGGCAGTCTGGGATCGCGTATCCGTTTCCCCCACCCATCCGGAAGCCGTACCGCCCAGATTCACCAGTTTTTTGTAGTCGGAACCGCCAACAGTGATCACCGTAGCTTCCTGGCGCATCACCACTTCATCTTTCAGCAGGGTGAGAATGTTGCGATCCAGTGCTTCCGGCACGGCATAGCCACCGTCTTCATCGGTGCCCACCTGTAATGCCTTGCGCTCCAGATCGCGCAGACCGTCTTCACGGCCTTTACGCAGGAAGCCCACAAACGCTTCTTTATGCTCGGTGGCCAGTTTATTTTGCGCACCACCTGCCGGACGTTTCAGCTCAAGCAGCTCTTTTTCAAGATCGCTTTTGAGATTTTCCAGCTCGCTGAGTTTCCCGTTCAGGGTTTCCACCTGCCCGGCAAGTTTGCCTTTTTCCTGCTCAATCGCATCCACGCGCTTGTCGTTCTTTGCCTTGAAGTCGTCAAACTTCTGCTGCAGCTCCTGCGCGACCTGTTCCACATCTTTAATATCAACCGCCATCGTATTTCTCCTGATTAGAAGTTCAGATTTTTCAGTGCATTCAGTGCAGAGCCCACATCCTCAGCGTCGCGCAGGGACAGTGCGCCATAGCCCCCGGCCATGAATGCTTTGGCCTGGGTACGGGAGAGTCCGACATCACGCAGGACTCTTTCGATTTTTTTCTGTTCAGGGATTTCCCCGCGGGCCAGCGCGTTCTTGACGTCGCTGATCCGCGCCTCGTCGTTAGACGGAAACGTCACCAGACTGACTTCCCAGAGGTCGATTTCTTTCAGCAAAAAGGCTTCTTTCGTCCGGTCGTATTCCCAGTCTTTCAGGACGTACCCAATAGAAAGGCCGGTTAACGAACCGGCCTTCATGTGTGCATGTGCGCGTTTTGCCAGGGGATCATCATCAATGAGCAACCGCCCCCTGACGTAAAGCCCGACATCGTCTTCCTTCATTTCGGTGTAAACTCCGATGGGCTCATCCATGCGGTGCTGCCAGAGCAGCGCAGGTAACGCTTTTCTGTCACTCCACGCCCGCAGGGAAGCAGCAAATGCCCCGGACATCACCACATCATCGTGGCTGTCCTTTACACCAAAGACGGAGCCATACCCTTCAAACTCACCGGAGTCACTGACAGATTTCAGACTCAGCGGTACATCAAGACGTTGTTTCGTCTGCATTGGCGTTATCCTTCTGCTTACCGGCTTTACTGCCATCGGAGGGTTGCGTGGTCATGTTCATCGGTGTGAGATAGACATCACCACCGGGACGCGGATTCATATCTTCCAGGTCGCGGCAGTCATTGGGAGAGTAAATTCCCCAGTTGATCCCGGTGGCGTAGGCTTCAAAACGGGACTTCATATCCCCGCGCAGTAACGCCCCGGCGTTAAATTTGGCGTAATAAACGCCCTGCTTACTTTTTCGTACCAGTCCGGTGTTGATCCGCTGTTCGATGCGGGTCAGATACGGCACCAGTGAATAGTTGATAAATCCCAGCCCCAGCTCTTCGATATTGTTGAAGGTGGCGCGATCGGTGTTCTGCACCATGTGCAACGGCACCCGGAACAGACGACAGATTTCTTCAAGCTGAAACTTGCGGGTTTCCAGGAACTGGCTGTCCTCGGCGTTCAGCGCCATCGACTTCCAGTCCAGCCCCATCTCAAGGATCATCGGGCGGTGAGCATTGCCAAGCCCGGTGTGACGCTCCTCAAAATCTTTCTTCAGGCGCTCATAAGCCTGATCTGACAGCGTCTGCTCTGTACGCAACACACCCGACGTCACCGCGCCATTGCTGAACAGTCTGGCCCCGTGCTCTTCGGTCGCTGCCGCCAGCGATATTGCCTCGCGGGCATAGGCGATGGGATTCAGCCCCACCAGTCCGTCCAGCGTCAGCGTGCGCACATGCCAGATATCCTCCTGGCTCAGTACATCCGTGGAGCCATCCGGGAATGTGACCTGATAGACCGGCTCCCAGCTACTGTTAAGCTTCGGTACCACACAGCCGGGATCGACGGGCAGCAGTTCAGCCACTTCGCCAAATGCTTTCACTTTGTAGGCGTAAAAGTTTCCCCGCAGGCACAGACAGGTGACCACCAGCTCCCAGAACTCCTGCGGCGTCATATAGCCATTGGGATGCGTGGAGATCAGCTTATGCAGACGTTCGCCAGTGGCTCTCTGCTTCAGGCTGCCGTTCAGGTGATACAGGTTGCAGGGCAACATCCCGACCGACTCCGCCAGCACCCTGACACAGGAAAAAACCGCCGTCAGTCGCATGGCCCGCTGGCTGCTGATCTGCTTTCCGGTATAGGTGTCGTAGGACAAACCGATAGCATCCGCCAGCTCTGCTGGCGTGGTCACCGGTGCGTCACTTTTTCGTTGAAATAATCCCGAAAAGAACACTATTTACCTCCGCCGACAGACGACTGTGTACGGTCGAGATATCGCGCCACCAGCCACGACCAGAACAGGCACAACGCCCCGGCAACAACAAACCCCGCCGGGGGATAAATCAGCCAGGCACCATACGCCAGCAAAAGCGCACCCAGCACGCCCACCAGAGGCGCGAGAATCAGCATGATCATAATTACCTCAGTTAAAGCGAGCGGATCCCGTAGGACTCAATGTGGTCGGACAGCGTGTCTTCTTTCTCATACAGCATGGCTCTGCCAACCGCCATAATCAGCGCAACTGCACCATCGATTTTGTTTTCCGCCTGCTCTTTGACGGGCTTCACCACATCATCGTTACCAGGAATGGTTTTGCCGATCACGTTGCCGATACACCAGGTCATGATGGGATTGCCATCATGATGAAAG